TTGAACCCTGCAACTTGGGAAGACGATATTTTGAGATATTTTGGGAATAAATATGAGGTAATAATCTAACAAGGACGGTGCTTGCGGAATGGAAGAACGGAGACAGAATTGGACTTGCAGTGCGCATCATGAACTCGTTGAATCATTAAGGGACATCAACCAAAAGCTTGATGGGATGATTGTCCGGCAAATCGAATACGCTGAAACATCTGCGAGAATTGAGGAAAGGCAGGAGAACATTGAGAGGATTGTCACTAACGGTCTGTCTCATAACGTGGCGAATATTGCAAAACGACTAGACATCTTTTGCGAGGAAGTTAAAAAAAGGCTCGATGAGTTGGAAGAATTTAAATGGTTCAGGAAACCAATCACAGCCTTTAGGGATGGCATCTTTATCGCGGTTTTTAAAGTAGCCATGATTGGTGCACTGATTTACGTCCTGATTCACTTTGGAAGGGAATTTATGCATGTGGTGATGAAATGAAAAACTTTAAGATAGAAGAATTTAACTGCAAGTGCTGCGGTGGAAACAAGATGAAGCCAGACTTCTTGGAAAAGTTGGACAATGCTAGGGATATAGCTGGTATTCCTTTTGGAATAAGCTCTGGATATAGGTGTCCTAAGCATAACAAGGAGATTGGGAGCACTGCTACTAATCATCCTTTGGGAGTTGCTGCAGATATAAGATGTACTGATGGTTCTTCTAGGTTTAAGATTATTAGCGCTCTTATACAAGCTGGTTTTACAAGAATTGGAGTGGCAAAGAGTTTTATACACTGTGATACTAATAACTTACCTTCATCTATTTGGTTTTACTAGGAGGACTTAGTATGGGAATTGAAGCAATATTGGCATTAGTAAGTCTTGTTATTCCGCCAGCCTTTGACTTTGTTAAGAAGAAATTCTTGAAGCCATCACAGGATACTCCTGAAGCGACTATGGCTGCGTTGGCTACAACTAAGCCGGAAGTTATGGGAGAATATCTTAAAGGACAAGCAGGGCTTTTGGAGGCTAAGACAAAGTATTTCAATAGAGATGTCTGTGGAATACCTGCGCAGTGGGTGGTTAATCTTCGAGCATCCATTCGACCCTTTGGAGTAATTATGTCATTCTTTATCTTAGCAAGCATGGCATACTTGTCTTTTACTAATTACTCCTTCTCTCCTGAAATGAAGCCAACTGTTGATGGAGTAAGATATGCTTGCGTCGTAATTATGGCTTCTTGGTTTGGGGATCGACTTAGTGAGGACTAATGCTTCGTTCAAATTTTGAACAAAGGGCGTAGGTTATGGAAGATAATATACTTGGACTTAATAGAGATGATACAAAGCTCCTGCTTAGTCAGTGCTTTTTATCAACAAAAGTGACTGCGAAGATAGTCTTCCCAGATCGCTTTTATCTTCCATTTTCAAGCTTGCATGATAAGATCTTTGAAATACTTGATAAGGATGAGATAGATGGAAAATCTACGCAGAAGTCCCTTATTATTGCCCCACGAGGATTTGGTAAGACTAGTACCGTTAACCTTGCATTTCCAGCGAAGAAGATCTTGTTTCAAGAAAAGAAGTTTATTGTTCCTATTAGCTGTACTGCAACACAAGCAACAATGCAAGGGGAGAACCTTAAACGAGAGCTTATGACTAATAGGTTTATAACTGGTCTGTTTGGTCCTATGAAGTCTGATACCTTTTCTAAGGAGATGTGGGTTACAAGTTCAGGAACTGCAGTGATGCCTAGAGGTGCTGGTCAGCAGGTTCGTGGTATTCTATTTGGAGATAATAGACCTGATCTTATTATTGTTGATGATCTGGAAGATGCAGAAAGTGTCAGGAGTGATGAGCAGAGGGCTAAGACAAAAGCATGGTTCTTTGAAGATGTTACGAATAGTATTAACAGGTCTAGAAAGGATTGGAAGATTATAGTTATTGGAACTTTGTTGCATGAGGATAGTTTACTTGCAAACCTATTGGAGGATCCAAGTTGGTATCATGCACATCTTAGTATTTGCGATGATAACTTTAAGAGTAACTGGCCTGACTTTATGACTGATGCTGAGATTAAGGATCTTGTTGAACAGTATAGAAGGATGGGATTACTAGACTCCTTTTATAGGGAATATATGGGAGTTCCTATTGCAAAGGAAAGTGCTAAGTTCCAACAAACTATGTTTAAGGAGTATGAGGAATCTAGTGTTGAATTTGTAAAAGAGCGTAAATCATTAGAGAGTATGGTTATACTTGATCCTGCAAAGACAACTTCATTAGTTGCAGATGATACTGCTATTGTTGGAGTTGGGATAGATGTTAAGACTCCTAGGATTTATGTTAGGGATATTGTTAAGGGGAACTTGCATCCTGAGCAGCAATATACAGAGTGTTTTAATATGGCAGATAGGATAGGTGCTAGGGTCATTGGAATTGAGGTTACAAGTCTTAATGAATTTATTACCTATCCTCTTCGCACTGAGATGATTAGACAACGTAGATATTATGATATAGTTGAACTTAAAGCAAGGGCTTCGAAGGAAGAGAGAATAGCTGCACTTGTGCCTTTTTATAGACTTGGCTTTATTTATCATAATAAGGGAGTTTGTGGAGTACTTGAGAAGCAGCTATTATCTTTTCCAAGATCAAAGAAAGATGACGTAATGGATGCACTTGCTTATGTTGTTGAGATGCTTGAACTTGGAGAAAGGTATTTTATACCATCTGATAGTGATAAGGATATTGAGGATGAGTATAAAGATTTGAAGGAAGAAGATTATGGAGAGAAGATGGCTCAGCTTGGTAACTGGAGGGTAGCATAATGGCCTTTGAATTTGGTTGGGGAATTGCTACATCTGGAGCGTTAGCTATTATTAACACAATGACTGAGTTTCTTACTATACTTCCAGCAGACTTAGTATTTCCAATTGGAAGTATTTATACTTCAGTTAGTAGTACAAACCCAGGTACAAGCTTGGGTTATGGAACTTGGGTTGCTTTTGGAGCTGGCAGGACAATAGTTGGACTTGATGCAGGGGATACTGACTTTGATACTGTTGAAGAGACTGGTGGAGCGAAGACTGTAAGTGCAGTAGTTGGTGATCATAGTGCACATACACATAGTGTTACTAGCAATGTAGCTGTTGGAGATCATGCTAGTCATACTCATAGTGTAGATGTTGGAAATACAACTTCAGGTGCCCCAAGTGCTACTGAGACAGTTGATAATGTTGGAAGTGGATCTACAGTGAGTGTTGCAAGTGCAACTCATACTCATGATGTAGATCCTGCTTCGGTAACGTCTGGTAATGAAAGTGCAACTTTAGATCATAGTGTTACTAATAATGCTGTAACTTCAGGAAATGAAAGTGCTACCTTGACGCATAGTATTACTGCAACAAGTGTAGTTCAGCCTTATATAGTTGTATATATGTGGAAGAGAACTGCTTAATTATAAAAGGAGATAATGATGCCTACTATTCTAGACCCTAATGCACAAGGAAGACTTTATTCCTACTCAGAGGATATTGGTTATAAGTATCCTAATAGCCTTGATCTTAGACCTGCAAGTCAGGAGCATCAGAGACTTCTTAAAGAGGTTTATACTAGAGCTCTTGAGAGTAGTAGGGAGATGAGCAAACGCTATGATTCTTGGAGGAAGGTTGATAAGACACTTACTGCTTATGTCAAGCTTGATAATACTGAAGAGCATATTAAGAGTGTTGATGATAGGAAGCCTGTTTCGATTGTAGTGCCTTATTCATATGCTACGCTTGAGACAATCCTAACTTATTTCGTAACTGCCTTCTTAGAGAATCCTATCTTTAAGTATGAAGGGTCTGGACCTGAGGATATTGTAGGAGCTATTTTGCTAGAGAAAGTTATTGAACAGCAGACTATACAGTTTAAAACTGCTCTTGCTTTGCACACTATGTTCAGAGATAGTCTATCATATGGTATGGGAGTTGTAACTCCAACTTGGGATAGAAAGTGGGGATGGAAAGCTGTTGTGCAAGATCAGGGCTTTATGTCTGCATTGTTTGGTAAGTTTATGAATACTGGGAAGGTTAGGGGAAGGGAGGAAACTATATTATTTGAAGGAAATAGATTGAAAAACATTGATCCTTATTCATATCTCCCTGACCCTAACGTCCCTATACATGAAGTACAGCAAGGTGAGTTTGTAGGTTGGATAGAGCAGACTAATTATATGAAGTTGATTGAGTTGGAGAAGAATGACTCAGACATATTTAATGTGAAGTATCTTAAGGGAATTGGAAGTGGAGGACGTAGTCAGTTTAATAAAACTAAAAGTGATAGTGGTCGTAGTGAAAGATATGGAAATAACTCGTCATATGGTAGTGACATGGCCACTAACCCTATTGATGTAGTCTGGATGTATTGGACGCTTATTCCTAGGGATCAGAAGTTGGGAGGCAGTGAATATCCAGAGAAGTGGCTTATTGGACTTGCGGCTGATAAGGTGATAATTTGTGCTAAGCCTCTTGCTCTTAATCATAATATGTATCCAGTTGCAGTATGTGCTCCTGATTTTGATGGATATAGTGCAACGCCTGTAAGCAGACTTGAACTAATGTATGGTATGCAAGAAGCTCTTGATTGGCTCTTTAATAGTCACATAAGCAATGTTCGTAAGGCTATTAATGATATGCTTATTGTAGATCCAAGTCTTATCAATATGGCAGATCTTGAAGACCCTAAGCCTGGAAAGTTGATAAGGATGAGAAGGAGTGCTTGGGGACGTGGAGTTGAAAATGCTGTTAAGCAGCTTGCAGTTAGTGATATTACTAGGACTCATATTCAGGATGCTGCTTCTATTATTGAATATATGCAGAGGACAAGTGCTGCTACTGATAGTGTAAGTGGTATGATTAGGAAGTCTGGAGAGAGAGTTACTGCTCAGGAGAGTAAGAGTACTACACAGAATGCCCTTAGTAGGTTGACAAAGGCTGCTAAGATTGCTAGTCTTCAGGCTATGCAAGATATAGGTTATATGTTTGCAGTTCATACACAGCAGCTTATGAGTAAGGATACTTATATAAAGGCTTCTGGAACATGGGCTCAGGTATTGGCTAAGGAATATGGAGAACAGAGTAGAATCAAAGTAACTCCTTTTGATCTCATAGTAGACTATGATGTTGTTGTAAAGGATGGAAGTACATCAGTTGGTGGAGATACTGAAGGTTGGATTGAGATCTTTAGGATTATGAGTCAGCAGCCTCAGATGTATACTAACTTTGATATGGTTCGTATCTTTAAGCATATTGCAAGGATTATGGGAGCTAAGGATATAAATGAGTTTGTACTTCAGGAAGGTCCTGTACCTCCTGTGCAGATGAGTGTTAATAGTACTCAGAATATAGAGCAAGGTGTACAGCAAGGTAATATGGTTCCTATAGAGCAATATGGAGGTTAGAATGTATAGATCAGAATATGATAGCTTTGTAACAAGTCCTATTTGGCATGAGATAGTCGATACACTTAAAGAGACTAAGGAAGGCCTATTGAATGATGTAGCGGAACTTGATCCTTTTGCTGATGCTACTAAGTTGGCAAGGCAACAGGGTAGGTTGAAGATGCTTGAGTTTGTACTGGCCTTGCCAGATGACATACTCAGGGAGATTGAAGAAAACCTGGAGAAGAAAACGGAGGAAAAGAAATGAGTGAAGGATTAGATAAGCAGCAACAGACGGAGATTAGTGAAATTATTGAAGACTTTATTTTACCTACTAATGAGTCAGCTGAAGCAGATATGCAGGCTTCTGAGCCTGCTGTTGAAGCTCCAGTTGAAGAGAAGCCTATTGAAGATAAACAGGTTGGGGGGAAAGTAGAGGAGGAAGTTAAAGATGGCAAAGAAGGGGAAGAACGGAAGGCGGAAGAAGCAAGTGGACAAGAGCAAATTGGGAAACCAGCAGCAGAAGAAGCTAAAGAAGAAATAAAGCCTGATGAGCAGAAAGAAGTTGAGCTGAGTGAGATTGATAGGATTAAGAAAGAGAATGAGGAACTTAAGAAGCATCTTGAAGAGATTGCTGAAAGGGTTATTGCTCCTAAGCCTAAGCCTCAGACAGAGCAGGAAGTTGCTGCTAGTAAGGCTGAGCAGGAAAGACAGGCAAAGCAGATCTTAAAGTTTCTCCCTAATGATGAAACGTTTGATGAGGTTATGAAGGATTCTAATAACTTCAACGCTCTTTTAACTACAGTGGTTAATACAGCTGTTGAACGTAGTCTGCGTCTGATGCCTCAGATTGCTACGCAACTTGTAGATCAACAGATTACGCTTAAGACAGTTGTTAATGACTTTTATACAGATAATAAGGATCTCATTCCTCATAAGAAATATGTAGGTTTTGTTTCTGATGAGATCGCTTCTCAGCATCCTGATTGGGGCATAGTGCAGATTTTACAGGAGACTGAGAAAGAAGTGAGGAATAGACTTAGACTGACTAGAGTTGCTGACAACACAGCACATGGGCAGACTAGAGTT